TACCGGGAAAACTGGATTAATTAAATCATGTTACGATATTTATTGTGAGGAGTAAATAATGAATGAAACAATGGAAGGAAAACTTTGTCGTGATCCTATGCTAAGATACACCAATACAGCAAAAGCAATATGTGAAACTGTAATGTATATAGGGGATACAAACGATAAAAATAATAAAGGGGAATATATAAATATAATTGCTTGGGAAGATTTAGCAATGGAATTAGATGGATTTAAAAAGGGGGATTTTATATCAATTGGAGGATATATTAAATTTAATGATTATTTAAATAAAGAACAATTTGTAATAAAAGAATTTATTACATGAGGGAATTATAAATAAAAATTTATGGGGGGTGTTGATAAATCGACTACATGGAAAGATTGGCTTATAAATGCTAAAAAGTTTTTACGTCAATTATATAATGTTTACAAAATTTATGAAGATAAGGAGAAATAATGGAAGAATTTATTATTGATTATCAGGATACCAATTTAAATAAATTAGATCTAGATAATGAGTTTGCTAAACAAGCTGATTTAATGGGCAAATATTCAAAACAATTATCTATTTACAATCAAAAAGTAAATGATAAAAGAGAGAATATAGAAGAAAAGAAAAGAGAATTAAAATATCTTGAAGCAACTGTTGATTTGGATTATAGATCCGAAAAAAGAGTGGAGGAAGGCGTGAAAATTACTGAAAAATCAGTGGCTAATTTAGTCATTATTGATCCAGAAGTAATAGCATTACAAAAAGAAATATCTGGGATGAACAGAAAACTTTATGTAATTATTTGTTATAGAGATAAATTGGAAGGTATGGTATCATCCATGCGCCAGAAAAAAACAGCATTAGAAAATGAAATAACTCTTTATTTATCCGGATATTTTAGTGAGCCTAAACAAAAGGTAAAAAATGAGTCTATGAGATTTGCACAAAAACAAAAATTAAATAACAAGGAGATATAAATGAGAAGAGATAACAAAAAAAGCGACCGCAGACAAAGGTTAAAAGATCGACAGCAAAATAATATGGAAAACAAGGGTAGTTCATGGAATGGAAAAAGTTATTTAGATATTTCCGGATATGAAAAAATTCTCTTTGCTAAAATAAAAGAAGGATCTAATTTATATGATATTTTACCATATATAGTTAGTGGGGATAATCATCCGCAGGGATTTGCGCAAGGTGAAGAGGATTATTTGCTAGATATTTGGGTTCATAAATATATAGGAATTAATAAAGATAGCTTTCTATGTTTAAATAAAACTTACGGAAAGCCTTGTCCTATTTGTGAAGAAAATCGTAGGTTATACGATATGGGGGATGAAGCAAGTGCTAAAAAATTATGGCCTCAACGCAGAACTATTTATAATATCAATGATTTAAAAAGCAAAGAAAATAAAGATAAAATTCAGATTTTTGATCAAGCTTTTAATTGTTTCGAAAAAGAAATGCTAGCTAAATTACAATATCTATCTGAGGATAAGGAAGTGCCCACTGTAGCTGATATTGAAGAAGGGTGTAGTGTAAAATTTAGGGGATCTGAAGAAAAAGGCGATGGTTTTACTTATTTTACAGCAAAAGATTTTGAATTTATTGATCGAGATGACGGATATGATGAATCAATTTTTGATGATGTTTATCCGTTGGATAAGATGCTAGTAATCCCTAATTATGATGAAATGTCATTATCTCTTTTTGGCAATAATATAGTAGAAGATTTTGAGGATGATGAAGTGGAAACAGAACAACCGGAGAGAAAAGTTACTAAAAAAAGATCAGTAAAAAGAAATGTAGATACTACTCCAGAACCAGAAGAAATAGAAACAGAGGATGATGCAAATGATTGCCCATTAAATGATATGACTTTTGGAGAAGATTATGATTTGGATGATAGTTGCGATGCTTGTGAAATCAGGAAGGAATGCCGTACAGAAAACAGGAGATAATAAATGGAAGAAATGGTAAAATTAAAAGAAATTCGGGAATTATATTTACAAAAAAAAGGTAAAGCCCCCACTAGAGTAAGGATTTACGAAGTGGCCACAAAATATGGATTAGGATTTAAAATTGATAAAAATTGGTGGTTTTCTTTATTTGATTTTAATGCTTATTTGGATAAACCATTAAAGGGCGGGAGACCAAAAAATGGAAGATAAAAAACAAAAAGGAAAAATTAGATTTTTTACTGGATCAACTCTTATGGATTTAATTATTGCCGGCGAAAAGGGTGTATTTGGATATGAAGCTGGGAAGGTGTATAATTTAGTTGGGGATAAGTCCACTGGAAAAACATTTTGCGCTGCTGAAGTTATATCGGTCAATAAATATTTTTACAAAGATAAATTTAAATGGAATTATGACGATGCAGAAATGGGATGCACCTTAAATAGCAAAAAATTATATGGATTCGATTTGATTAAAAAAGATACTTTAAAATCTGAAACAGTGGAAGATTTATTTATTAATGTGAAAAAGTTTGTATCTACTCTAAAATCTGATCAAATGGGAATTTATGTAATAGATTCCCTTGACGCTATAGGAAGCGAAGAAGATAAAGCTAGATCTGAAAAAAGGGTCAAGCTATCAAAACAAGGTAAAAAGCTAGAAACAGGATCCTATCAAATGTCCAAACAAAAGTTTTTAAGTCAAGAATTTTTTCGGAATTTAGTGAAAGAATTAGCTAATACTAATTGTATGCTATTAATTATTAGTCAAGTCCGGGCAAATATTGGGGTTATGTTTGGTGAAAAATTAACTAGATCCGGAGGCAAGGCTTTGGATTTTTATGCCCATAGTTGTATTTGGCTAGCTAATGCGGAAAAAATTAAAAAATTAGGCAGAGATATTGGAGTAAGAATAAAGGCAAAAACTAAAAAATCTAAAACCCCACGCCCATATAGGTGGGAATATGCTATATTATACTATGATTATGGTGTAGATAATCTTAGTGCTAATATTGATTATTTATTTGGATTAGTAACAGAAGCGGGCAAATCAAAAGGGACATTAACAAAACCACCTAAAATAGAATATAATGGAAAAGAATATACTAGGGATGAATTGATAAAAGCAGCTGAAAAAGAGGGGTTTGAAGATGCTATTAGTCAGGAAGTAATTGAAATATGGGAAACGATTGAGGACTCTGTATTGTCTGACAGAAAATCTAAATTTACAAGGATAACATAATTATGGATTTTAAAAATATAAAAATAATAGAAAATCCTACTGATACTATTACTGCCGTATATGAACAGAAAGAAGAATTTATAGAAGATTTTTTTAATTTATTATCATATCTGAAATCTATTGATACATTAAAAAGCGAGGTAAAAGAAGATGAAAAAACACATGTGACAATGACTAATATTTCATCTTCTTTATTACGTGCATTAGTAGAAGAAAAAATTAATAATAAATTAGTATTATGTTTACTTTCTATGGGATTTAATACGACATTTTCTGCTGTATATGATGTTTTTGGTAATTCAGAATATGAAAAAGGATAATAAAATGAATTATTTTATAGGGATTGATCCTGGCCAAAAGGGGGCACTGTCTATTATTTCGCATTATCATTATGATGATAACAAGTTTATTCATGTAATTGATATGCCCTTATTTCCATCAAAAGAAATTAATACAATTGGAGTTAGAGAATTTTTTAGTGTTATTATTAGTAGAGAAAGCATATGCTATATAGAAAAAGCTCAATCTATGCCCAGACAGGGAGTAACTAGCACTTTTAATTATGGACAAGGCTATGGAAAATTAAAAGCTGTTTTGGAAATTCTGGGTATTTCTTATCAAGAAATTTCACCGCAATTATGGAAAAAAGAATTCTCATTAATTAAAAAAGATAAAAAAGATAGTGTTACAGTAGCTATGAAACTATTCCCGGAAATAACTTTTAAAACTCCTAAAGGACGATTATTGGATGGGCGTGCTGAATCATTATTAATAGCAGAATATTGTAGGAGAAAAAATTTATAAATTTTTTATAAATTTGTAAATTGAATTGTATATTATAGTAGAGGATATATAAATGATTAAAACAATTGAATTGATTAATTTCCAAGGACATAAACATACTAAAATTGATTTACATCCGAATATAAATATTATATCCGGTAAATCAGATAGTGGTAAAACATCTATAATTAGAGCATTAGATGCGGTAATTAATAATAACAATAATTGTGATGATTATATATACCGAAATCAGAAAAAATATGAAGTACAAATTGTTATAGGTAATGATTCAATAACTAGAGAAAGGGGAAATAACAATATTTATTTTTTGAATGGAGAGTCTTTTAAATCATTTGGTTATGATGTTCCAGATGAAATTAAACAACTCCTTAATTTTTCTGATGTAAATTTACAAAATCAATTAGACTCTCCATTTCTTTTATCCCAATCCGGGGGTGAAATATCTAGATTTTTTAATAAAATGATAAATATTGATATTATAGATCAGGCAATATCCAACATTGAAAAAATGAGAAAAGAAGAAAATAGAAATATAAAAACAACCCAAAGTCAAATAGATGAATATAATTTGAAATTAGAACAATTTAAATATTTAGATAAATTAGAGAAAAAATTAAAAAAATTAGATAAAAAGAATAATTTATTTAATAAATTAAAAGAAAAATACAATAAATTATTGATTATTATAGAAAGTTTGAATATTATAGATATAGAAAAAAA